GTCAATGGTTGCCCAGTTGTCGTACTGGGATCCTTCCAACGCCAACTTTTGGTTGAACGTTTGGTCGGTAAGTGCTATGCTATTACGCAAGATCCTACACTCCTTGATGCTATCTCGGAGAAGGATATTGAGCCCCTGCTGAACGAACTGTTTTAGCATTGGCTCAACCGTAATTGTTCTGCGAGAGGAAGAATCCTTCTCGACAGAAATTAGCTTCGCACTGCTTCTCGAAGCTCCGTCTAGGTCGGAGAATCCAGCACCTATGAGAACATCCCTATCTCCTCTAGATAACGCTCGTAAGCGAGATCTAGCTGGAACCGCCTTACTTGGTGGTCTGCGCTCATCGGGGACTTTAGGTCCACGACGAACTTCAGTGGGGCGTGTTTCTCGTACAAGTTCTTTGGGGACTGTTTCTTCAATCCCCCAGAGGCCTGCACGCTGGATTTCGAAGTCGTCACTCTTGACGGCTTCGTACAAGGCGAGCCATTTCTGGTTCGTCGAGTAACCTTCTTTGACGGCACCCGGGCCGTGTTTGTACGCTGCATTTTCGACATCCTTTGAGTTTAGGGTGTTTAAGATCAGTTTACTCACACGACCAATGAGATGGTCGTGTCGCTCAGGAATAATAACCTGAGCCGCCACGCCATCGCACTGGTAAAATTCGTCCACCGCTTTATGATGCAAAAAGTCAGCATCTTCCGGCTGTAGACGAGTTTTCTTAAAGAGTCGACAAACCTGATGAAGGTCGGTCACTACTCCCTGATCGGGAGCCTCTTTAAGTTGCCCGGATACTGGTTCGAATACTTCACGGAGCATACCTGAGAGAAATCTCGGGATTGCTCCCCCCTTCAGCCTTTTAAAGCCGATGGGGCAGGTGAACTTGCCCGTTGACAGGCCTTGTAGAAAGGCCTGACCTAAGGCAGGTAAAGCTACGGCTAGGAATCCGTAGCCTTCGTTTTCGAACCGTCTCTTGATCGTTTCAATATCGCGATCAAGGCCTTGCACACCAGGATTAAGCCTTTCCAGATCATGGAATAGGCCTACTAAGAGAGCTATCGGACTTTTCATCACAACCTCTTTGAGGTAGTTGATTCCGAGTCTGATCGCCTTCTCCGCCCTGAAATGAAAGGGCATCGCTTGACATCTTTGGTAAGATGTCCTTTGCGGTCGGAAACGGGGAGCAACCGGACATCATGGCCATAACAGCCAGAATGCCCAGCACCATCCCGCCACGAAGCAAAGCAGCGACACACAAGTCCAGATAATAACCATCCCGATTAGACATAGTATATGTCTGACCTTGAAGAGGTTAGGACTGGAACTGTATGAGCTTAAGCGTCGTAACTTCTGTATCGTCACGATAATCGCTCAAAGCTTTTGCCAATGCTACAAAGTCTGCATCGGTAAAACCAAAAGCGGGTCGGACCATAGTGAGACTCACGGAAGCAGTTTGCTTACGTGAAACACCCGTTAGCGGGTCGGGAGCGATAACAGTTTTCTGCATCTGCAGATAGTGCTTATCGCCTCCACCCTTCTGAAATCCGTGGTTGGTGATAACGGTATAACCGTTAGCAGCATCACGCCTTTCAGAACCATATCCGTCCTGTTTGACCAAAGCAAAGGTCAACTGGGGGGTAGGGCTGGCGGCAGTAATAGTTACTGGATCAGGCAACATAGACGTCTCCTTGTGAAAAGTGATTATGTCCGAGGCCGGAATGGCGACGGACTAAGCGCATCTTTCCTCTGGGCCAGGATGGCTCCTAGGATCGACTTCTGATAGGCCGATAAATTCGGCTCACAGGTAGTTTTCACATCAAGGACCGTAGCAACGTCTTTACGAATTTGACATTCGTAATGAAGAGAGCTGGAATGACGATTCTCAGTAGTACTTATTGAGGTCGTACTTCCAACGAAATCCTCTATGACGTAGCTGCGGTTATCGGTTTTAGACTTAAACTCAGTCGTTAAAACACCGCTGGTTTTCGCGGTGATAAAACCCCAATTGACTAGAGTATTGTCCCTGGCCATATTGTCGATAATTTCGACATAATTGCCAAGTCCAGTAAACCAGTCAAGGAGCCAAGTCCAAGGGATAAGATTATAAATATCCGTCGGACGAGGGACTAAGCCGATCCTATCCAGAAAGGAATGAGATCGGAACGAGGCGGCATTGACTTCGGGGAAATCAAACGTTGCATTTATTACTAACTGCACCGTCGAATTTCTCTGAACTCGAGAACTTTCAGAGTTACCATACTCTAAAGATCCGCCGCCCGTATAGCTAAAACCGGGGACGTTCCCAACAGTTGCACTATCAAACGTTTTGACAGTGCTCCTGAAGGTTGTTGGCTTCCCGGCCCTACGAATAAGAAATGAGTATTTCTTAGACATAGCCTCCGGTAATGCTAACAACTCCATTAGATCCTTGTATAGCTGCTTCCATCCGAAATGGTACGATAAGTACTCATTGGGGATCTGCTTAAGGACCGGTCCGAGACTAAAAATGGCGTCTCGTATCGTTCTATTAGTAGATAAGGAAGCATACAGCTTGCCGAATGCCTTCAAGGACTCTTGCAGTGATGCAACAGACCTTGGGACATCGCGCAACTCAACTAGATTTCTGAACAGAGTATAAGATCGCTTATTAGGCGACCACTCTTTAAGCAAACCTGGTGCCTGCTTAGCAATAAGCTGATCCAGGTAGGCGTGTTCAGAATTTCGAAGAGTATCCAAGGAGTTTTGGAAGAATACAGCAGCAGTCGGACCAATTTCCACCCGTGTGTGTTCCGTGCCCGTCGCTGAATTGTTGCCGGTACCACCGACAGCAACGCAGCTAGCGCTTGGAATACCCACAGCGGGATGGTAAATATATTGGTATCGATCATCAAGGGTAAGGTGCCTAGATGGTGAATTAATGTACGATTTGAAGAATCTCATCGTACCTTGTTCACTACCCATTAACCTTGTCCGAGAAGTAGTATCGATGATTTCATCGACCAAAGGTGGCTGCGTGGTAGTAGCCACTGACGTCGTGTTATCATAGATAATCGTACTTAAGTGGGCAGGACTCCAGCAAACACTTATATTCCTATAATTAGGAATCTGAGTTTTGCTTTCGTTATGCTTCCACGTTCGGATAGACCGCAACTGTAAAACAGAGGCTGTCGACCGCTTTCGAGTACGATTAGCAGGAGTAATGCGATGAGATGCAACCTTAAAGGGTGCTAACATGTCCAGCGCGAACGCTGAACTAAGTAGCAAACTTTTAGGTATGTACTTATACGCAAAACTCTCGATACCTGTTGCTGATTGAACGAGGGTTTCATAGCGATACTCATAAAACTTATGAGGATCATAATCGTCGGGTAATCCCCGGGTATCAAATCCGGGTAAACCTCTCAATTTTATCGCCATGTTCCCAAGTTCCCTCTCTGGTGTGAAAAGGCATCGTTCTGTTGAAATATACAGAACCGAATAGTGGACTAATCCACTAGTGGACCCCGTG